TATAACGTTACGCGATGATGGCAAAGGTAACGTATACAGGGCAGATTGTGCCACTAGTGCCAGCACATGGAATTCTGTCGGTAACATTTATTATGATGAAGGCATCATTGTGCTTAAAAGTCCACACTTGTACTTTTTTGGCAAAGAGCAGTTTGACATATCGTTGCGCGGTGAACAAAACATTCACGTTTTATCTTTGACGTCCATAGCCCCTGCTGATCACTTAAATTCATCATCAAATCCAAACTTTATTCCAATTTCGGCTAGCTTATATGAAAATGATCATGATAAAGAGTTTGTTTATGTCTGTGGATTAAATTTTCATGATGATAATTTTAATGTAGTCATGAAAGCACAACTAGCACAACCCATTGTTAAAACCCATGGGTCTAGGTTGGCTTTTCGCGTAAAGGTAGATTTTTAACGTGCGTCGTAAGAAGGGACGTTACAAGCGCGGTGTACATAATTCTAAAAAATTGACTGCCCCTGCTCGTTATCGTTCTGCGTGGGAATTGGGATACATGCAGATGTTGGACGATGATTTGAGTGTGCTTGCGTATGAATATGAACCTTTTGCGATAGAATACGTGAGCAATGTTAAGACTAAACGCATTCGACGTTATTTTCCAGATTTTTTGATCACAAAAACAGATGATAGTAAAGTGCTCGTTGAGATTAAACCTTTAAAGCGATTGTCTACTGCGAAAGTTGTCAAAAAATTGATGGCAGCAAAGGCGTGGTGTGCTCAGAACAATCTTGTTTTTTTGGTCATAACTGAAGTGGAACTCAAACAAATGGGCGTGCTTTGATTAAAATGATATATGAATGTTTTGGGTTTAGACATTAGCACAGCCTGTGTCGGTGTTGCAGTGGTGAATGCGCATGCACGTGTTTGTCTTGAACACGTTGTTTTTAAGGGTAAAATGTCGCTGTGGGAAAAAGCTGATCACGTAAAATTAGAATTTGAAAAATTTCATAACGAATATGGAAACATTGATAGGTTGTTTGTTGAAGACGCTGCTTTACGATTTACTCCGGGAATGTCGTCTGCAATGACAATTGCGTCTTTGTTGCGATTTAATGGATTAGTAAGCTACATAGCTAGAAATGTGTTTGATAAAGATCCAAATTTCATATCGGCTTCAAGTGCTAGAAAGATGATTGGTCTGAAGTTACAACAAGTTAAAAAATGTGGTATTTCACACAAGATTCAAGTGTTTGAGGCGCTAGCTCATTCTGATTTAAGCGATGTGTGTTGGCCGTTAAAAAAGTCTGGTGCTGTTATAGATTGGGCTTATGATGTTACTGATGCTTATGTAATTGCAAAAGCAGGTATGATCACTGTGACATCACAAGAATTGTGATTTGTTCATTGTGAATGTTTGAGTGTTTAATTGATTTGTGACAGCTGTTATTGCAACGACAGATAAAATAAATTTTTATGAACGCGTTTTTGGTTGCGGAACGTTGGCTCGAAACGGTAAAAATTTTGATGTTCGATGTCCCATCTGCATGCCTATCGACAAAAGCAAACGAAAATTAGTTATTAGAGTTGAAGATGATGCTTGTCATTGTTGGACGTGTGGATTCAAAGCTCGTTCGTTAATTCCTCTTCTTATTCGTTTTGGATCGCGTGAGCAGCTAGAAGAATACAAAACGAGATTGAATCCTGGTGTTGCAAACAGATATGTGACTGGTGATGCACCAAAAGCTCGATTAGTGTTACCGCACGATGTTAAGCTGTTATCTTTGGCATCGCAAGCAGATCCTGATGTAAGAGCTGTTTTACGTTATGTAACTAGTCGTGGTTTGTCTAGTGATGATGTGTGGTGTTACAAGCTAGCAGTTTCTGATGAATTTCGTTGGCGCCGGCGCGTCATAATTCCTTCGTTTGATGTACAAGGAAAATTGAATTATTTTGTTGGTCGTGCTATTGATTTGAAACGTAAACCTAAATATGACAATCCTGATGTTGATAAATTACAAGTTATCTTTAATGAGCTCAACATTGATTGGACACAGCGCTTAATTTTGTGTGAGGGTCCATTTGATGTTTTTAAGTGCGGTATAAACGCTACGTGTTTATTGGGCTCTGAGCTTAATGAAGAGTCTCTCTTATTTGTGCAGATCATTACACACAAAACACCGATAGTGTTAGCGTTAGACGCTGATGTGCTTGAAACAAAAGTACCAAAAATTGTGAAAAAGTTGCAGCAATATGACGTTAATGTGTCTGTGGTTGATGTTTCAACACACAAAGATCCAGGTAACATGACTCGTGATGAATTTGCTGAAGCGCTTGAGCATGCTGTTGTACCTTCTTGGGTGACAAATGTCTTGAATAAAATTGATCGCGTGTCTCGCGTGAACATGAAATTGTGATCAATTGCCGTTGATGTGAAGAATAGTTACTTAAGATGATGCGTAATACATTAGATGAATTGACGTTAAGAAATTTGGTTTGTGATGAGGCTTTAACGTCTCTTTTAATGCAAGAGGGCCTGTGGGACGATGTCAAGAGCGGTGTTTTAGCTTTACGTCGCGATGTAGCACAAAAATTTAAAGGATCAATCGCTCAATGGTTTTCGTCTTTGCGTGAACTTATCGACAACGTAGATTTGCGCAAAGATGAAATTGATGAAGCTATGGCGATTGTGAAAGATGCAATTCAAGAATCGGGTGAAAATTTTAAATTTGATGAAACGCTTAAGACAGCTAAAGAACTTTCTGTATTAACACCTGAAGATTATTTGGATTTTGTGCAACAAGACTTGGAGGGTCCTGTGCATGATTTGGCATCTGAGCTACAGCACAATGCTAAAAAAGAGGTACGCTTTCACGCAGGTCTTTGTCGCATTTTGATGGCAGAAGGAAGCCCTGCTGATCCTTGTTACAGATTAAATGAAGAAGTTGCTGCACTGACGATTGCTGGCTTGTTGTTGGGCGGATACGGTGCTCTTCATTTGGTTTTTAAGGGTTTGGCAAAGATGGCATTGCATTTAAACATGCAAAAAACTGCAAAACTTTTTGCGAAGTGGGCAAAGGTTTTGCATCATGTTGAAGAAAAAACCTTAGATTTTGTGATACCAGACAAACTGGCATATGTTTTTTATCGACTTGGTAGCAGTGTAGCTGTTAAAACACTACCATTTGTGTTTACGAAAAAGCATAAAATGTTAGATTTTGAACACTTTAAAAAGAATCATAAAATCTTGATGATGACAAAACACACTATGTACAAAATCTTGTTAGCGTGGTTATTGTTTAATGGTCTTGTTGGTGCTATTAATGCTGGAATTTCGGTGCTTGGTGTTGCAGAGGGTTCTGCGTCAATGATTAAGGGTGTTGAGGTTGCAACAGGCGTCGGTGAATTAGTTGCGACTGCGCGTGGCATTAAAACTTGATTTTGAACATCAGCGTGATGATGTGTTAGTTTAAAAATGAATACAAGTTACGCGTTGTCATGTTTGTGATGTGGTGTGAAAATTGGGGGTGTTGTGGGATGTAAGATAGCACACCTTGCCGATGTTCACATCCGCGGTCTTTCTAGGCATGATGAATATCGCGAAATATTCGAAGCCTTTGCAAAAGATGCAAAATCAAATGCTGTTGAACACATCTTGATTGCTGGAGATATCTTTCACACGAAGACTGTGGGAATAACCCCAGAGTACATTGATTTGATGAATTGGCTTTTGAAGTTGCTGTCTGAAGTTGCTGAGGTTCACATCGTGTTGGGCAATCACGACGGTAATGTATCAAATGTTTCGCGTCAAGATGCTATTACACCGATAGTTGAAGCACTTAATTTGTCACGAGTTCACGTTTACAAATGGAGCGGTGTGTATGAAATAGCACCTGGTTATAATTTGTGCGTTTTTGGGATCTTTGATCCGGATCAGTGGCATTTAGTAAAACCTCAGCCGGGTCACGTTAACATCGTTTGTTATCATGGACCTGTGTGGGGTGCAAAGACAGAGACAAATTGGGACATTAAAGAAGGCTTAAATGTCAGTGATTTTGTAGAGTTTGATTTTGGCATGTTGGGTGACATTCATAAGATGCAATTTTTGGCACACCGTGAATTGGAAATTGTTGTTGCTGAAGCAGATTTGGTAAATTATCCAGGTGCTCAAGTGCTAGGTGATGCGTAATGCTTGTTGGTGAGTGTTATGAGTAAGAGTGTTCGTATTCGTTATAAACGAGGTTGGATTGCGTATCCTGGCAGCATTATCCAGCAAAATTATGCTGAAGATCTTCAACACGGTTATTTGTTGTGGGATATTCAAGATAAAAGTCATTTTGATGTTGCTTTTAGGGTGCTACCGAATCCTAAGCCTTATGTGACGATTGAATGGTTGGGTACTCTTGATGCAACGTTAAAAGAATGCATTAAGAGTTTGTCAAGGGGTGCTCGCGTAAGAGTGAGAACGTGTGAATTGATTTCTCACCAAGATGTTTTAGCATTGACTGGGATTTTGACTGAGCAGTTTTCTGTAAGTGAAGTAACGTTCAAAAATGACATAGAAAAACAGACGTTAGAGTATAACGTTAACGGTGCTTCTTTTGTTAAAGAAGATTTACGTAATGCCGGTGTGCTGTTGAATTTGGTCAAAAATTTTTATACTCGATTGAAGATTAGTGACGATGAATGGAGATTGATTGAACACCAGTTAGACGCGTATTTGAAACAGCTTACTGTTGAATCATCTTTGCGTAATGTTAAGTGGGTGTTGAGACACATGCAGTTTGATAACACATTTTCTTACGGTAAAGGAAATGTGATCAATTTTGATTCTTTAAATGGTATTGTTGGAATTTTGGGACCTAATCGCATCGGTAAATCGTCAATTCCTGGTACTATGATGTATGCGTTGTTTAATGCAACGGATAGGGGCAGTATTAAAAATCAACACGTGTGTAATGTGCTAGCTTCTGAGTGTAATGCTAAAGCAGTGATCAATGTTAATGGAATTGATTATGTGATCGAGCGTGAAACAAGAAAATATGAAAACAGGAGAGGTGAGATCAACGCACCGACTTCGCTTGGTCTTTATAGGATTGATGAAAATGAAGAAGTTGTCGACCTTGTTGCAGAAGGTCGGATGGATACAGAGAAAGTTTTGAGAAATCTCATCGGCACATCATCAGATTTTTTGATGACAACTTTTGCAGCCCAAGGTGAAATGAATACATTCATAAATCACGGTAGTGCTAGACGTTGGGCAATATTGTCGAAATTTTTAGATTTTGATGTGTTTAAACAGATCAATGATCTGGCAAAAGTTGATGCAAATGTCACGAAGATGTTGCTGGGAAAGATTCCAGATCGTAATTGGGAAAAAGTAAGCGAAACGTTTAAATCAAAGATCGAATTAACTTCTAAAAATATGCTTGTGCTTGATCGTGACATTGTTGCTTTACGTGATCGCGTGAATAACATTCGCGTTCAATTGTCGAAGTTTGGTGATGTTTCGTTTGTTGTAACGCAATCCCAAGTAGATCAGCAACAAAAGATTGTTTGTGATTTGGAACTTCAAGCTGCGTCAGCTGTCAAATCATTGAGTACGTTTCAAATTGAGCTTAAAGAAACGCTTGAAAAGATCAAAAAAATTGAAAAAGTTAAAAATGATTATGATGCAAATGATCTTAGGGAACGCGTTGAAACGTGTCGCAAGCTCAAGTCTTCTTTGGTGTCTTTAGAACATAGCTATGATTCTGAGAATCTTTTGTTGAAACAACAGGTAAAGTCTCTTAAAATGTTGGAAACTGTGCCGTGCGGTGATGCATATCCTACGTGTAGATTTATCAAAGATGCTCACGAGTGTAAGCTGATGATAGATAAACAGGAAGCTAGGGTTGAAACTGCGAAAAAGAAAGTTCAGGATGCTCAGGAGACACTAGAAGGGCTTCTTAAGGGTGAATGGTTTGATAAGCTTCAGAAGGTTGAAAAGCTTTCTGAATTGCTCTCAAGACTCTTTAAGGTGGTGGCTGATTCTAAGTTAAAAGTTGCTAAGCTTAAAATTAGTGTTAAAACGATTGAGGATGAATTAGTCAGAGCTCGTCATACTTTAGAGTCACTTGAACACGCGCGTGTAAATGAAGAAAACGTTGAAATTGTAATGTTGAGAAATGAGTTAGATCGTCTTGAACGAGAGATTGATGAGAAAGATAAAAGACGAGTTGAATTAGCTGCTGAATTGGGAGGTTTACAACGAGAGTTTGAATCTTTTGAAAATGAGCGTCAACAGCGCGCTGAAATTTTTACTAAATTGACTATGCAAGAACGTATTACACATGCGTTTGCAAATAAAGGCATTCCAAGTCTCATCATTACGTCTCAATTGCCACTTATTAACGCTGAGATCTCAAAAATTTTAACTGGTGTAGTTGATTTTACTATTGAACTTGAACGTATTGTTGACGGTGATGACATCGAAATTTACATCAATTATGGTAACAATCGTCGTATCATTGAGCTGTGTTCTGGAATGGAAAAAATGATTGCTTCGATTGCATTACGCGTGGCCCTTATTAACGTATCGACTTTACCAAAAACTGATATGTTTATCATTGATGAAGGATTTGGCGCACTTGATGATTTGAACATTGAAGCGTGTAATCGTTTGTTGATGGCATTGAAAAAATATTTTAGATTGATTATTGTGATGACTCACGTTGACAGCATTAAAGACGTTGTTGATTGTGTGCTTGAAATTCACAAAGATGAAAAACATTCAAAGGTAGTATTTAAATGAAAACTGATTTAGAGTGGAAATTATACTGCAATGATCGCGTTGTTGCTTTTGTTCCTAGTGGATTTTGTGTGATTAAACCTGTTGAAGCAGCGGATGGATTACCGCTATATTGTCCTGTTTGTGATTTTATGTTAGCAACGATTGATGATCGATTTGCATTTGAACGTTTTAGCTGTTGTGCGTGGTGTGCTAACACGTGGGCGTATTCGCGTGCTGAAGAATGGTCTTTTGGGTGGCGACCTTCTGATGATGAAATTAAAGACGCAATTGATAGCAAACATCGCGCTGTGATTTCAATGTGAATTTTAAGGACTTCACAATACTTACCAAAGGAGCGTTGACACATGTTTGATGTAAATGCACTTGGCCAAATTGTTGATACGAGTTGGGGTAGATCTTCGACTTCTAGCGTGGCTACATATTCTGTTAAATTCAAGTTGAACGGTGACAGACTCGTGGCATCATATGCAGCAATTGTTAATTTTGCTTCTAATCGTCAGATGATTGAAACAAAGCGTCTTTATGACGAAGAGTCTATTGCGTGCACAGCTGAAGCTGTCAAAATGATAAAAGCAAAATACAAAAAATTGACTGGTAAAACTTTGACGCTTAATGAAGTTGAAACGTCTGATTCCATTGAGATTATTGGGCTGGCTGTACATAATCCAAAAAAGACTGCATATTACAGGCGATCAACAGTGTTCGATATTGTTTAATGAAGCAAACATACACGCGAGAAGACAAAGTACGAGAGATCATTCGTTGTGGCAAAGATCCAATTCATTTCATCAATGAATATGTACACATTCAGCACCCAGCTCGCGGTCGCATTTTATTTAAAACGTATGATTTTCAAAACGATATCATCAGTGCATTGATCAATAATCGTTTTAACGTTGTTTTAAAATCTAGACAGCTTGGACTCTCAACGATCGCGGCTGCATATGCTACGTGGTTGGCGATCTTTCATAAAGATAAAAACATTCTTGTCATTGCTACTAAACTTGACACAGCGATAAATTTCATAAAAAAAGTAAAGGTCGCGCTAGAAACAGTTCCAGACTGGCTTTTGTTGCCGAAGTATGATAACAATAAACGATCTGTGAATTTTTCAAACGGTTCTCAGATAACTGCTATTCCTACATCAGAGGATGCTGGACGCTCAGAAGCATTGTCGTTGTTGATCGTAGATGAAGCAGCATTCATTAGAAACTTTGAAGACATTTGGACCGGTCTTTTTCCGACGATATCAACTGGTGGTGCTGCGCTAGTCATTTCAACACCTAACGGTGTGGGTGGCATGTATTATAAGCTGTGCATTGAAGCAGAGTCTGGACACAACGGATTTAACTTGATCAAACTACCTTGGTGGTTACATCCAGATCATGATGATGCTTGGTTTTTTAAAGAAACAAAAAATTTACCAAGAAGAAAAGTTGCGCAAGAATTTTTGTGTGAATTTAATGCATCGGGTGACACGTTTTTGCAAGCAGATGATTTAGCATATCTTAGAGACGAAATTAGGACGCCGATTGCAAAAAAGGGATTTGATAATAACGTATGGATTTGGAAAGAACCGATACCGGGTCACAAGTATGTTATTACTGCAGACGTAGCTCGCGGTGACGCTAGCGATTATTCAACGTTTCACATACTTGATGCAGATGAATGTGAAGTTGTTGCGGAATACATGGGAAAGATTCCTCCTGAGAAATTGGCATTGTTGATTGAAGAGTGGGGGCACCAATACAACGACGCTCTGGCTTGTCCTGAAAACAATTCATTCGGTTATTTTACGTGTGTTACGTTGCGTGATCGTGGATACCCACACATTTTTTACGATAGGCGCAAATACGGTGGTGACATCTTTGCATACACCCCACCAGATCCAGACAAGTTACCGGGATTTTCGACTCAAGGTAACACTCGTCCACAGATATTGGCGAAGCTTGAGGAGACGATTAGAAACAAAGTAGTTAAGATATATTCACAGCGATTGTACAATCAGTTACAATCGTTTGTTTGGTACGGTTCTAAGCCGACAGCACAAAAGGATAGTCACGATGATCTGATCATTAGTCTTGCAATCGCTGTGTGGCTAGTCGGTCCAGCAACTGCCCAAGCCACTTCCGCAACGGCGTTAGCTCAAGCCATGTTAAAATCGATATCGCGTGAATCATCAACGACAAAAGATCTTTTTGCGAATGTTAATTTGGTAAAGCCTATAAACGCTATATCAAAAACGAGCGTTGCTCCACAAGTTGTTTTTAGACCGCGTGAGACTCTAACGATTGATGATTCAAGCGCTTCAGACATTCAGTGGTTGTTGAACTGAATATTTAGCTTATTGGGTGTGATATGAAAAAATTAGTTAATGTGAGACTTTCAGAAAAAAGATTGCGTGAAATTGTTACTGAAGAGCTGAGTGTACTTCGCGAAAAATTGGATCACGAAGCCGTGAGACTCATTGTCACAGAGTCAAGTAAATTGCTTAAAGCAGTTGAGCAATTTAAAGAAACAGCAAATGTAACGATGACCAATTCAGTGCAACCTCACTTGGATGAACTATCAAGTACACTTGAGAGAATGATAGCAAATCCTGGGACATATGTCGATAAACCAAAACCTGTAGTTAAAAAAGTCACATTCCAACCAGTTAAAACTGACGTTGTTTCAGGTGATTGATGTTTTTTGTTGGGTGTTGCACTAAATTACGAAATTTAACACAATAGTGTTGTGTAGTTTAAGATTATGCAATACATTTTGGAGCAAGTGTGACAAAAAATAAGAATGAAAATTTGTTTCAAAGATTGACTCGGCTTTTTAAAAGCGGTCCTGTGATCAAGCGTAAGATTCGTAACTTTGATACGTCTGTTGCAATGCCTGATAAAACTAAATCATCAGGTACGCTTGTTTTTCAGCGTTCGTTAAATTCAACGTATGCAACAATCACAGCTAATGCATACAATCTTAGCGAACGTTTGATGAGATATCAAGATTTTGCAGAAATGGAATATACACCTGAATTGGCGTCAGCTCTAGATCTGTATGCAGATGAAACGTGTGCACAAGATGATAAGGGACGAGTGCTTCACATTTTTTCTGATAATGAGCGTATTCGTGAAATGCTTGAAGAGCTTTTCTATGACATATTAAACGTTGATTTTAATTTGCGTCCTTGGGCTAGGAATCTCGTCAAATATGGTGATGTTTTTCTCGTAAATGATGTGTCACCCAAGTATGGTATCATGAATGTGATCCCAATTCCGGTGAATGAGATTGAACGAGAAGAAAATTATGATCGTAATGATCCTTTTGCTTTTAGGTTTCGTTGGGTTACGTTAGGAAATCGAATCCTTGAGAATTGGGAAATTTCACATTTTCGATTGCTTGGTAACGACATGTTCTTGCCATACGGATCATCTGTTATTGAGCCAGCTCGACGAATATGGCGACAACTCATCCTAATTGAAGACGCGATGTTAGTTTATCGTATCGTGCGCTCGCCAGATCGTCGCGTTTTTTACATTGATGTCATGAACATGCCGCCGGAAGAAGT